GGCGGCACAAGGCCAGCAACCGCAACAACCATCTGACCCGAACATGGCCTTCTTGCAATCTGAGCAGATGAAAACGGCCACCCGCGCACAGGTTGACATGGCGAAGGTGCAGCTAGACGCAGAGAAGATGCGGATGGATGATGACCGCGAGCGCGACCGCATGGCGCAAGACCTTGCAATCAGGGCCGGGGAACTGTTAGCAAAGACAGGCGTTCAGTTAGATTTGAACGCGATTAAGCGTGAACAACAAACGCCGAGGATGCAATTTGTCCCTAATCAAACAACGGGCTTCTGAGGCGAAGACACTTCTAGCCGATCACGTTTTCAAAGCCGTGATCGGTGAAATCCGCGATGATGCGGTGGGGGTGTTTTTAGACGCGACTTGTGATATAACGAGAATAACGGCGGCTCACGCAAGTGTTCGCGCCGTCCAAGTAATTCTTGACGCCCTCCAAGCGAGATTAGACGCCGAGGCTGTCGAGGCAAAACAGGATCGGGACCGTGCAAACGACTGACACAATTGAAGCGGCTGTTGATAGCCTGCTTGCCCCTGCGAAGGATGAACCCAAAGCCGAAGTGGCGGTAGAGGATGAACCAGAGGAGCAACTTGAAGCGGATGATGATAACCAAGACGCCGCTGAATATTCCGAAGATGATGGTGAAGAACCTGATTTAACGGATGACGAGGATGAGGATTACGAAGAAACTGACGTTCCAAAGACGCCTAGCCTTTACGCTGTCAAAGTTGATGGCGAAGAAAAGCAGGTCACCCTAGAGGAACTAAAGCGGGATTATTCGGGACAAGCCTACATCCAGAAGGGAATGCAAGAAGCCGCTGTTGCCCGCAAGGAAGCAGAAAGCATCTTCCAAACCCTTCAGACCGAACGACAGCAATTCCTCGCCACGTTGGAGAATATCCAGCAGCAGGGAGTTATGAGAGCGCCCCAAGCTCCAGATATTCGATTGATGGACACTGATCCCATCGGGTATATGCAGCAAAAGGCACATTACGACAACAACGTGCAAGACTATCAATCGCAACAGCGGCAGCTTTACGATCAAGCCCAGCGCCACAACGCGCTTCAGGAGCAAGCCCGTAAAGAGGAATTGCAACAGCAAACCCGCCGTCTGATTGAGGCTATTCCAGAGTTTGGCGATCCTGAAAAGGCTCCCGTTCTCCAGAATAAACTTTTGCAGTTCGCGTCAAAGTATGGGCTTTCGGCTGAAGAAGTGGCAAGCACCGTCGATGCTCGCCTAGTGCAAGTCTTGTATGACGCTTACAAATACAATCGGCTTTCAGCGGTAAAGGATAAGGCTAAGAAGCCAGAACCCCCGCGCAACGTAAAGCCAATGGCTCGTAAGCCTGCACCTGAAAAAATCGTTCGTGATCGGCAGATGAAGGTAGCTAAGAGGTCGGGGAAGCCAGAGGCTTTCATTGATCTTCTTTTCCGTTAACCCGCACAAGGACTTACAATCATGGCACAGCCAACAAACACTCTCGACTCGTATGACGTAAAAGGCATCCGGGAAGACCTTTCCGATGTGATCTATGACATCTCGCCGGAAGAAACTCCGTTCTACACTGCTTGCGCTAAGGCTAAAGCAGCGAATACTTTCCACGAATGGCAGACCGATGCTCTGCGCTCTTCGGCTGAAAACGCACACATTGAAGGCGATGATACTGTCGCTGAAAGCCGTGGCGTCACCAGCCGCTTGGGAAATTATACGCAAATCTTCAAAAATGCGGTGGTTATCCCCGGCACTGATCAAGGTCTGAACAAAGCTGGTCGCGCCCGCGAAATGGCTTATCAGGTTCTGAAGATTGCCAAGGAGCAAAAGCTGGACATCGAAAAGGCAATGTTCGCCAATCAGGCGCGTGTTGCTGGCTCGTCTTCTGCCGCTCGTAAATTGGCTGGCGTTCCGGCATGGTTGAACACCAACACCAACTTCCAATCGGGTTCCAGCGGTGCTGATCCCACTGGTGACGGCACGAACGCCCGCACGGATGACGGCACTCCCACTGCATTCTCGCAAACCAAGTTCGACAGCGTGATGCAGGCGATCTGGGTTTCCGGCGGCAAGCCTGATTCGGTTTATCTGTCGGCTTTCCAGATGAACCTTGCTTTGGGCTTCACTGGTAACAACAACCAGCGTTCGAACATTGTGGCCGAAGATGAAAAGGTCATCAAGCATATGTCCGTCTACGTTACGCCGTGGGGGACTGTTGAGTTCAAACCGACCCGCGAAAACCGTGGTCGTGATGTGTTCATCATGCAGGATGATATGTGGGCTGTTGGCGTTCTGCGCGCAACTCGCAACGAAGAGCTTGCCAAAACGGGCGACAACGAAAAGCGTCAGGTTCTCACCGAACTGACCTTGGTTTCCCGCAACGAAAAGGCCAATGGCGGTATCTTCGACAACACCGTTTCGTGATCGTGATGGGGCGGGCTTTGGCTCGCCCCTTTCTTCAACATCTGGCTGAAGGGAAATCTCATGCCGTCAAACTATTTTGAGAACTACGGCATCGTCACTGTCACCGCTGCGACTGTTACGATCACCGATGAAGCACACGTTGGCCAGCGCGTCATTATGAGCCGCGCTGCTGGCATTACGGCTACGCTGCCGGAAGCCACTGGCTCTGGCAATCGCTACGAGTTCATCGGCTCTGTCGATGCTTCTGGTAGCCAAATCATCAAGGTTGCTGATGCAACTGACATTATGATGGGTGTGGCTTACTTGGGCAACGACAGTGCAGGCGCTTCGTGCTTCTACACTGCTGATGCGTCCGACACTATCACGCTTGATGGCTCGACCAAGGGCGGTCTAAAGGGCTGGCGCGTTGTTCTTGATGACATCGCAGCTGATACTTGGGCTGTCATTGTCATGTCGGAAGCATCTGGAACGGAAGCTACCCCGTTCTCTGCTACCGTTTCGTAATAAAGAGGGGGGCGGGTTTAGGCTCGCCCCTTCTTACAAATGAAAGAATATATTGTAACGTGTGAAGGGATATTCCGTGGTGGTGTTCGCTATCGACGCGGGCAAATATTGCGGATGCCAGTTAGTGTCGCTGAGACGATGCGCCTAGCCTATCCAAATCTGACGTTTGAGGACGCCCATGACGAAAATAGCGGAAAAGATGTTCACGGACGAGGGGAAGATAATCGTGCAGCAGACGCACGACTTCAACCCGGTGCTGGAGAAGGCGAAGGCGTTAAAAAGCGCAGGGGCAGGCCACTTGGGCGAAAGCAAGTTAGTGGGGCTGATCCCAATGAAAATGTGGGCTGAGTGGGCCAAAAAGTGGGGCGTCAATGCCAATGACACGGCGGCGATGCGTGACGTTGTAGCCCGTGAGATGAACAACAGCGATAATGCTCACTTGCGTGTTTGGGAAGGGCGTTATTGATGCAGCAAGAGATGGACATCATGGAACTAGCGAAGCTCCTACTGCAATTTGCGGTGATCCCAATTGTTGCGTTCGTTTGGATGCATTACAAAATGACCCAGAACCATGAGACAGAAATTGCGGTCATGAAGTCGGAATACAATCTGACCAAAGAAGGCCATGACAGAGAACTGAAAGAGATCAAAACGGGGTTTTCTGAAGTGCTAAAAAAGTTGGATGAAATCCAAAAGGAGATGCGTAAGTGAGCGTCAACCAAGCAACGCTGGATTTGATCAAGCGGTTCGAAGGCTGCAAGTTGACGGCCTACAAAGACATCGTGGGCATCTGGACAATCGGCTACGGCACAACGGCAATGGCTGGCCTTGGCATTACACCCGCCAAGGGCATGACGATCACGCAAGAACGTGCTGAGGACTTGCTGCGGCAGGGCGTTGAGAAATTCGCGGACACGGTTGACGCGATGATCACGACCAAGGTCAACCAAAATGAGCGCGGTGCGTGTGTGTGTTTAGCCTACAACATCGGCCCCAATGCCTTTGCCAAGTCCACTGTCTTGCGTGAACTAAACGCTGGCAACAAGGATCGTGCCGCTGCCGCATTCAAGATGTGGAACAAGGCTGGCGGCGAAATTGTGCAGGGGCTAGTCAATCGTCGCAATGCAGAAGTAACACTATTTTTGACGCCTGTGACCGCAGATATGCACACGGTTGAAAACGAGAATGACAAAGCAAACTCTACGCTTGCTGCAATCTTCAACGCCATTTTGGCAATTTTTCAGGGAATAAAAAAATGACGGCAACTGAAATCGGCGGCATCGCCCGCGCACTTGCATCGGCTCTCGGCGGCTATCTGGTCGGCAAGGGTCTGATTGACAGCGAAACGGCCACCACAGTCGGTGGGGCTGCTGCTACGATCATCGTTGCGGTTTGGTCAGTGATCGCCAAGCGCAAAGCATGAGCGCCTTCCTTGCCTCTCTCCTGAAGCCTGTGCTGGTTCTTCTAGCGGCTTGGTTTGGCGGCAAGAAGGCTGGCAGAGACGCAGCCAAGATTGAGGAGTTGCAAGCCTATGCCGAAACTTCCAAACGGATCGACAATGTTGGTCCTACTGATGCCGCTGCTGCTGCTGATTTCTTGCGCGACCGCGCCAAGCACTAACGCAATCTGCGATGGCACGATCCAAAGCAGGACGAACCATGCGGCGTCACTGGCGGCGGATGGTGGGCCGCTTTCGCTGGTCACGGGCGCGTTACTGATCCAACAGATCGACGCTGGGTGTGGGCAATGACACCCCGGCAGCGCGAAATCTACGACATGGTAAAGAAACTTGGCGGCAAGCGGGCAGCGGCTAGGGCATTGAACCTTGACCCAAAGACAGTTCGCCGCGCCTATACTGTCGCAGAAGCATGGATAAACGCTGACGATGGAATCAAGGCTGCTTTAGAAACAACTGGCCTGTCTATGGAAAGCGGCAGGCACGGCTGGCGGCGGGTCCAGAACAAAGAAACGGGATCGTGGGATTCGGTTTTCTGGAAAGCTGATGCAGCGCAAGACGATCTAACATCATGGGCTGATCTATTCCGCGAAGCGCTTGGGTCTGTGCCAGAACCATTGCCAGCGCTTGTGCCGGACAATGTTTCGCATGACCTATTGCCGCGTTATATCGTCGCTGACATCCACTTTGGGATGAGGGCATGGGAGGATGAGACGGGTGCGGAGTATAACATTGCAATCGCCGCACAGCGCTTGGCCGAAGCATCAGCCACGCTGATCAATGCCGCACCCTATACCGACCAGGCGGTCATACTAAATTTGGGTGATACGTTGCACCAAAATGATGGATCCGCGCAAACCCCCACCTCTAAGCACATCCTCGACGTTGACGGCAGATTCGCGCAGGCGGCGATGGCTGCAGTCAGATCGCACGTTGCGTTGATTGAGGCGGCTAAGGCAAAGCACAAGCATATTGAAATTGTTGTGTTGGCTGGCAATCACGACCCTGACTTTACGCCTATGTTAGCAATCGCATTGATCATGCGCTACGAAGAAGACGAGCGCGTTACTGTGCATTGGAACCCAGCTAAAATGTGGGTCATGGAATTCGGCCGCAATATGCTGACGGCGCATCACGGCGACAAGACCAAGCCTGAACGATTGGTGATGCAAGT